AGCTGTAGCCAGAGAACAGAATGTCAATGCACAAATAGCAGAGAAAGCTCAATTACAAGCCGTATCTAAAAGAGGAAAGTTTGGTGGTTATAAAAACAAACCACTAGCAGACTCATGGCAAGCAGCTCCTACATCTACTGGTAAAGCTTATGACGTAGCAATGCAAAGAAGAAGAATAGAAACTGATTGGGGTTCCGAGCATGGTTCTACTGATTCTTTACATACACCAGTTCAGCTAGAAAGAACTGCAATGAGTGCAGAGATGGCAGAGAAAGAAGTAGCTAGAGTTCTTGAAGACTTTATGTCTGATGCAAGAATCCAAGCTGAAATCAAAGCTGCTAAAAAACAAGGTACATCTCTTGCAGAGAAATATAGCTATGCAGCTAATAAAGCTAGAGAAATAATTGAAGGTAGGAATACTTCTGATATATCTACTGAGGAGTTCTGGCAAGAATTTAATCTTGATATGAACCGAATAGAAGGTAAAGAAGTTTGGAAAGGTAAAAATGTTGTAGCAGCTGACTTAGTAGTTGGTTCTCTTATGAGAGAAATCAGAGATATGGGTATAGCTGGTAGAGAACTATTTGATATTGCCGATGTAGCTGATGTTGATGGTCCAGCTAAAGCTATGTATGAAAAGATCATTGCTGGTTTAACACAAATTAAACTATCTAAAATGACTCTTTCTGATGAATTTAGAGGACTAGGTGCAAGACAGATAAAGCGTGAAGTTAATGATTACATAGTTGAAGTAAAAGATGCAATGAGTCTGGCTATGAAAATAGCTGGTGATGACGCGGATGACAGTTTATTCCGTGCTATTCACGAAGTTGTTTCTATGTCTGATGATATACACAACCTCACTGACTTTAGTGAATGGGCTAGAAAGACTCTTAAAGCTGGTGGTTTTGACGGTAAGACTAAATCAGGATTACTTGTAAAAGAACTACAGGCAGTAATGGTTAACAGTGTTCTTAGTGGACCTAAAACATCTGCTAGAGCAATCATGGGTACAAGTTCAGCTACCTTTATGCGTCCTATGGCTACATATTTAGGTGCAACTTTAAGAGGTAATGTTGCTACACGTAGAGCTGCATTAGCATCTATGAATGCAATGTTTGAAGCAATACCAGAATCTTTTAAATTATTTAAAAGGAATCTGAATGCTTACTGGTCAGGAGATGTTTCAACAATAAAATCAAGATTTAACGAAACTACTAAACGTGATGAAACTTGGAAAGTTTTAGGTAACTGGATTGAGAATAGTGGTGAAGCTGATTTAGCAGATAAGTTTGCTTTCTATGTAGCTAACTCAGCAAGAGCTATGAATGACAATAAGTTCTTAACTTATTCAACAAAGATCATGGCAGCTACTGATGATGCGTTTGGCTACATCATGGCAAGAGCTAAAGCTAAAGAAAAAGCTATGCGTGAAGCAATGGATCAGTTTGGTTTAGATTATGAAGTAACTCCAGATATGTTGAAGAATGCAGAGAATAGGTTCTTAAGTACAATTATGGACCAAGATGGAAACATCACTGACGCTGCAACTTTATATGCAAAGAAAGAAGCTACTTTAACAACAGACCTTACTGGATTTGCAAAAGGTTTAAATAGTGTTTTTGAATCAGCTCCATGGGCTAAACCATTCTTCTTGTTTGCAAGAACAGGTGTAAACGGATTAGCACTAACAGCAAAACATACGCCAGGATTTAACTTCTTGGTTAAAGAGTTTAATGATATAGCTTTTGCTAAACCAGATGATCTTAGAGGTGTACTTAAATATGGTATTGAAACAGCAGACGAATTAGCTAATGCTCAAGCACTCCAAACTGGAAGATTAGCTATAGGTGCTGGTGTTATGGGTCTAGCTATTCAAGCTTATACAAGTGGAAATCTACAAGGTAATGGTCCTACAGATCGTAGGATGAGACAGTTATGGATAGATGGTGGCTGGCAACCTAGAACAGTAACTCTTGGTGGAGTACAGATTGGATATGATTCCTTTGAACCATTTAACTTAATACTCTCAAGTATCGCTGATATTGGAGATCATAGTCAGTTAATGGGTGAGCAATGGACTGAACAGCAGTTCCAAAAGATGATGTTAGTTATAGCTCAAGGTATAACAAGTAAATCTTATTTAGCAGGAATACAGCAATTTGTTGAATTATTTGCACCTGAGCAACAAGGCTCACAGGAAAAGATAATTGCAAGTCTTATTAACAACCAAGTACCTCTATCATCTTTAAGAAATGAATTAGGTAAGCTATTTAACCCACACATGAAGGAATTAAATAGTGGTTGGCAAGATGCTATTAGAAATAGAAACTTAATTACTGAAGGATTAGCTGTTGATGGTGGTGTACCTACTAAGTACGACATGCTTAACGGTAAACCTATAAGAGACTGGGACTTCCCTACTCGTATGTTTAATATGTTCATGCCTTTTACTGTGAATTTAGATCAGGGACCTGGCAGGAAATTATTGTTTGAAAGTAAATATGACTTAAGAACATCAACATACTCTGCCCCAGATGGATCATTAGATTTAAGTGATTTACCTGTAATTAGATCTGCATATCAAAAAGCAATAGGAGATCAGAATATTGAAGCTAAGTTAGACAAACTTGCTAAAGATCCTAAAATCCTAAATTCTTTAAGAGAAATGAATGCTGATCTTAATGCTGGTTTACGAGAAAAAGATCCTATGCTTTCTTATTTCCATAACAAGAAAATTAAGAATTTATTTGATGAAGCTAAGAAAATAGCATGGGCAAAGATTAGTAAAGATCCTCAAATAAAAGCACTAATAGAAGAAGAAAAACAGAAGCAAATAAACATGATTCAGACTCTTAATAGAACTACAGAGTTTGGAGAAGCACAAAGTGAACTACTAAACATGTACAGATAAATGGCAACACAAAACACATATACAACAGCACCAGATTCAAATTACCCTAGACGTTTTCCATTTACATTTCCTTCTTTAGATAGTTCTGAAGTTTATGTTTCTGTAGCTGGAGCTATTAAAACGGTTGGTGCTTCAAATGATTACACCTTACATAATTACAACCAAACAAGTGGAGGTTATATAGAGTTTGTTTCAGATACAACTAGAGGTACTGGAACTGTAAGAGTATATAGAGCAACTGATGGATCTATTTTAAAAAGAAATTTCCAACCCGGGTCTGCTATTAAAGCAGACGATTTAAATACAGCAAATAAACAAGCTATTTACTTAGCAGAAGAAGCTAGACAAGATTTTACTAATTTAGCTACTTCAGGCACTGCATCAGGGTTTGCTATTGATGGAGAAAACATTGCTCCTGATTCTATAACATCAAATAAAATAAAAGATTTAGAAGTTAAAGCTGCTGATTTAAGTTCAGATACTACTGATGACACTAAACGAGCAGTTACGACAAACCATATACGTGACAATGCAGTTACGACAGTTAAAATACCTGACAATAATGTAACGGCTAATAAATTAAAATCTAGCAGTTCAACTGATAGTGATAGAGCTGTCACAACTAATCACATACGTGATGGTGCGGTGACAGATGTAAAACTAAGTACTATATCTGGTTCAAAAATTACTCCTGATTTTGGTAGTCAAAATATTACTACAACTGGAACTTTAAATGCTGGAACTACAACTACTGGAACAACAACCACGGGATCTACAACTGCACAAGACCTAACAGTTTCAGGAAATGCAACATTTAATACTGGTATTTCTTCAGATGGAAAAGATGTTTACACTGATAATGGAGCATTAATAATTAATGATGCTGATGGTGCTTTTGCTGACAGAAGTGGAAGTAATATTGACCATATTTGGCATGATGACTCTGATAATGCTTGGAACTTTGTTTCAGACGATCCTTATAAAGCAACTGGTAATTCAAAAGTTAAAGCAGGTTCATTTTATGGTGATGGGTCAAACCTTACAAACTTATTAATAGGTGTAAGACAAGTTAAAGAAGGTTCTTCTACAGGTACATCAAGTACTACTTCGAGTTCTTTCCAAACTAAAACTTCAGTGTCGTTAACTAATACTACAAGTAGTTCTAGAGTTCTTGTAATTTCTACTTATCGAATTTGGTCATCTACACCCTATAGCGGTAGTCGTCTTGCTGAAGTTAGAACTACTAGAGGAAATGACAGCACATTTTCAGGTGACACATATGACACATATTCAAACTCTAGTGGTAATAGTAGTCAGTATTCTCCGTACCATACAAGTTTTTTATGGGATACTGATGTTAGCTCTGGAACAAGAGAATACAAAATTCGGTATCGAAAAACAGGTAGTGGTACAGCTTATATAAGTCACGCAAGAATTATGGCAATCGAATTTAGACCTACTTAATACATAAACAAAAAATGGCTCAGACAACCGAACCCTATACTGGGAACGGTACGAGAGGTAGTGCTGGAAATGCGCTATCCTTTACCTTCCCATATTTAAAATTATCCGATGTTAAAGTTGCCCTTAATGGAACGACTTTAGCTACAACTGAATATACATTTCCCACAGCCACCACACTACAATTTAATACTGGATCTGAGACCACCCTACAAGAAACATCTGGTGCACCCAAAACAGGTGTAAGCATATTAATTTATAGAGATACTAATGTTGATTCCGCTAGACATGTGTTTGGTCAAGGATCAGCATTTAAATCGAAAGACCTTAATGAGAATAAAGAACAAAGTTTATATTTTGACCAAGAAGTTGGAGATCCAACTAACCCTAAAAACTTTGTAACTTCAGCCCAAATATCTGATGGTACAAGTTTATCTGCTGCTGACAAAACAAAACTAGATAATATTGAAGCTAACGCTAAAGACGATCAGACAGGAGCAGAAATAAAAACCTTGTATGAAGCTGAGAGTAATACTAATGCTTTCACAGATGCAGAGAAAACAAAGCTAGGTAATGTTGAAGCTAACGCTAAAGACGATCAAACAGCAACTGAAATAAAATCACTGTATGAATCAAATAGTGATACCAATGCTTTTACAGATAACGATCATACTAAATTAGATGGCATAGAATCTAACGCTATCAACGCTTCTAACGCTGCGATCACAAATAAATTACCGCTTGCTGGCGGAACCATGACAGGTAATTTAACAGTATCAAATGATGCGCCAAAAGTTATTTTAATTGATGGCAATCATTCTAAACACTACAGGTTAATGACTAACGCTGGTGGTTTCAAAATACAAGATGGAACTAACAGTAATGCAGATTTATTTACAATTCAAACTAATGGAAAGTGTCTTTTCCACAATGATGCACAAGTTAATAACAACCTAACAGTAGAAGGAAACCTGATCGTTAATGGTACAAGCACAACTTTAAACACTGCCACTGTTAATGTCGATGACAAGAATTTTGTTTTAAATGCAATTGATTCACCAACTGACGATTTAGCTCATAATGGTGGTTTTACTTTAAAAGGTGATACAGATAAAACATTTCAATGGAAGAATGGTACCGATAGCTGGACAAGTAGCGAGCATATTGCATTACCTGATAATAAAAGGTTAAAGATTGGAGATGGAGCAGACTTTCAATTATATTTTGATGGATCAATTACTAGAATCGTTTCTAATCATACTGGTACTACTTCATTTCAATCTCAAGGAACTTATGTATTTAGAAAAGGTCAAAGTGAAAATCTTTTAAAATTAATTCCTGATGGAGCTGTAGAAGCATATTATGATTCTATTAAGCGTCTAGAGACAACTTCAACTGGTGTTAATGTAACGGGAAGGATAGGTGTAAATACAACAAGCCCTCAAACAACAGTACATATAAAAGACACTTTAAATCCAGTAATTTTATTAGAGGACACGGTTGATTCTAATCAAGTTGGAATAAGATATAAAACCACAACCCAAGAATGGATGGCTGGGTTACATGGTGGGCAATCTCAATTCAAAATATCTAATAGTAATACTTTTGGTACGAATGATTTTCTAACCATAAATACTGGTGGAGATGTTCATTTACCAGTTGATGGACAAAGACTAAAATTTGGTGCTGGTGAAGATTTAGAAATATTTCACGGAGCATCAAACGCTGCTAATTACCCAAACCTCAATGTAATCAAGACTAATAATACTAATACTCTGTTAATCGAAACTGCTCAAGGCGGTATAGCTATCAATAATAGAACTGGTAGTGGTGCTACTAACTTCGAGAATATGATGACGATAACTCCTAATGGAGAAGTCAAAGCATTTTATGATGGAGTAAAGAAGCTAGAAACAACCTCAACGGGAATAAAAGTTACTGGCAGAATAGATGTAACTGATGATGATATACATATTACGAATCAATCACCTACTCTTTATTTTAATGATACAACTAATGATCACGATTACAGAATCTTTGTACAAAGTAATAGGTTTACAATAGAAGATACGAGTGAAAGTAGCATAAGATTTAGTGTTGAGGATAGTGGAAACATACAGATACCAGCAGACAACGCAAAACTACAAATTGGTGCTAGTCAAGATTTAGAGATATATCATGATGGGTCAAATTCGATCATCAACAATGATACTAATATTCTTAGGGTTCGTAGCAATCACCTATTATTAAGCCAAACAAATAATAGTAGATATTTACAAGGTAATTCAGGTGTCGTAGAACTCTTTTATGACAATGCTGTAAAGCTAACCACAACCTCAACTGGCGTATCGGTAACAGGCAATACGACTTTTACCAGTGGTAGTAGAACTTTAAATCTTATCTTAGCCAATAATCCAACTACTGGTAATGTTGGTTGTCAATTTAGAGCAGATTCTGGCGATTTTATTGGTTTAGCTGCTGGTGGTGGAACTGGCATAGGTTTAGTAGTTGATGTTTCTAATAACGTAGGTATTGGCAAAATAAATCCCAGTACAAAGTTAGATGTTGATGGTGATGCAACCATAAATGGAAACGTACAAATACCATTAGATAATAAAAAACTACAAATCGGTGCTGATGGAGAGTTAGAACTTTATCAATCTGGTAATCATAGTTATATCAAACATATTGGTAATCATTGGTTATCTATTCAAAGTAATCATTTATCTTTGCAAACTGTTACTGGTTCAGAAAATTTTTTACAAGGTTATCAAAATGGTCGTGTTGATTTACATTATGATGGCTCACAAAAATTAGAAACAACCTCAACAGGCGCGACAGTCACAACAACCTCAGCAGCTAACAGCATTAAAAATATAACAACATCAACATCAGGTCCATCAGGTGGATCTGACGGAGATCTTTGGTTCACTTACGTAGCATAATCATGGCAATATATTACATAGATCATAAAAATGGAGATGATTCTAAAGATGGATTATCTTTCGCTAATAGATGGAAAACATTTCCAAGTACTATAAGTAGAGAAAATACTAATAATAATAATGATTTTGTAGAAAACGAATATCGAGTAATGGGAACTCCTGCTGTAAGTATGGGTATCAATGGCACTTTTACAGAAGGTGGACCTAATAGAAGAGATTCTAATTTTACTAGACATAATCAACTTCATGTAAATAATGCAACAGCAACTTCACCTATAGAGATAACAGTTCATCAGGATCATAGTTATTCAACTGGTGATGTTGTTTCTTTGTACAATATATATGGAGTTTTACAGGCAAATGGCACTCATGTCATTACAGTCACAGGAACTAAGACATTTACTTTAAATAATACATCTGGAACTGGTACTTATGTTAGTGGAAGTAGTGGTGATTATGCCAATTATGCTACTCCAAAAGCTTTAAAATTTAATACTGGAATTAAAAAAGTCTGGGATTTTCACTCTTACAACAATAATACTGACGCACAGGGTAGTAATGCTGCACGTCAGAGATCCGATGGATCTAGCGTTTTAGGTGTTGGATCAAGTGGAGTTACTCTTTCTATAAGAGGTGGTTTTGTTTATGGTACTACTCTTCCTGTCCACAGAATACAATTTGGTTCTGGAGCGGGTACAGGAAAAATGTGGTACTACAAATTAGATTCAACTTTAGATTTAAGTAGCTACCAACAACTATCAATGATATATGGTAGTAGATCCAGTGATTCTTTAAATAATACTTCCCACATGCGTGTCTGTTTATGTACAGATGAAACAGGAGATACAGTTGCACATTCTATTGAAATCCCGGGTTTTGCAACAAAAGGTCATCACCCTGTAGTAAAAGACTTTGGGACTAATTTAAACTCAGCTATTAAATCAGTTGCTTTGTATTGTGATACAAATGTAGGAACAGAAGATATACGTCTGAGTAATATAGTTGCTTGTCCTGCAAGTAGTAATGCTAGTTCATTTACACATCAACATCTTATTGGTAAAAATACTTCTGACGAACCGGCATGGTGGCGTCCTTCACAAATTGAAGAAGACCACATTATTTATGGACAACCAGTAGGAAATGATATGGATTATACAAGTGGAGTAATGCACGATGTTGCCAACTCTTGGTATGGTCTACCTACTAATACTTCTGCGTTGTATAAAATACAGCCATATTATGTATACCAAAATAATACAGACCTTACTTTAAGCGAAGCTCAAAAATATCTAGTTTATGTGAGAGGTAGAAGTACTGCGACTGCACCAAATGATACTTGGCAAGATTGTGTTACGAAAATTACAGGTGGTTGGAATACAACAGACATGTCTACCCAAGATTCTATTTCTTGGACTGGTTATGGCTTAAGAAATCAGAATGTTTTTGAAATAAGAGAAGAAAATAATAGTGCTGTTGAATTAAGCCGTTTTGGATATCTAAATATTCATGGCACTCAGTTAGCTCGTATTTCAGGTCATGGATCTTCAATTGGAGAGCTACATTTTGGTCAGCAAACCAGTGGTTATATATCTAACCAAATGCAAACAAAGATAGTATGCGATAAATTGTATTACACATCAGCAGGTTTTATTGGTTTTTCAAATGGAGCTCAATATAAAGGACATAATTATGAATCTAATTTACACATAAAAGATATGCGTATATATGGTCATGGTCAAAATGCTTTTGGACAACTTGACGTTCCCGGTGTAGGTTTAATGATTGATAGTATGGAAGTATATGGTTGTAGATATTTATTACAGAGTCAGCATAGAAATGGACAACGGTTTCCTACTCACATTAAAAATTTAAAAGCTAAAAATATCGAAAGTTTATTAGGTAGCAATCCTACTCATGTTTGCATACATAATTCAGAGATTAGCAAGATTGAGCAAGAAGCGTATGAGCATCCTGCAAGTCAAAGAAGCCTAGGTGCTGGAAACTTTACTACTTTTAGAAATTATAATGGTGTTGCTGGTGACCACCGTATGTATTGGCAGTGGGGAAATGTTAAATCAGAAACTTCTGTAAGACATGGTACTACTGGTATTGCTTGGGCTTTTAGACCTACCAAATCTTTCGGAGGTGCAAATTCAAAAGGTTCATTAAGTGCTAATACAGAGAAAAGACCTTTATTTATAGAAGTAGCTAAATTTTTTGCTGTTGCGAATAAACAAGTAACTTGTAAAGCATATTTCCGTAGAGATAATACTGATTTGAATATGAGACTTATGGCATTACATGGCAGATCATATCCTGCATTATCTCAAGATTATTCTGCTAGTGTTACTGCTGCCGTTGATACATGGCAAGAAGTTACTTTAACTTTTACACCAGTACATGATGGAGAAGTTTCTATTACAGCAGAAGCATGGAAAGGAAATTCTTATACAGGTTACGTTGATAGTGTTACTGTTACACAGGAATCATGACATACAAAATACTTAGAAAATATAAAAATATTGCTGGTGATTGGTCGTGTAGTGTTCAAATAAATGATTTATATACTGTAAATTATCTTTTTGATACTGAACCAACACTTGAAGTAATAGATAATTTAGCTAATTCATACGAACCACCAAAAGAAGAACCAGATTACTTACTTATGGAAGATGTTGAATAAAAACCAATTAACAAATTTAAGCACTGTTAATGGAGGTATTCCATACACCAAAATACAAGTTAGAGGTAGGACAACACCTACCTTATCAACTATTAATGGAGGAATACCTGTTTTCTATATAGGTCTTGGATTTGACGGACACGTTAATGTAAACGGTACTTGGAAATCATTTACTAATGGATATGTGAATGTAAACGGAGTTTGGAAAGATCTTGATGAAGGTTATACAAACGTAAATAGTTCTTATAAAAATTAAACAATTTTAAAAATTAAATACAATGACAATTACAAAAACTTGGCAAGTAAACACACTTGAAAGAGAACTAGCTACTGGCTACGTAAATAAAGTTATTTATCGAGTAAATGGTAGTGATGGAACTTATGAAACAAGAGCTACAGGTGAAGTAAATTTAGAAAAACCTGGAACTTTAATTCCATATAAAGATTTAACTGAAGGAACTGTAATAGGTTGGGTTAAAGCAAAATTAGATGCTGATAACGAAGGAACTGTAGCAGCAATTGAAAAGGCAATTGAAGATCAAATCAATGCACAGAAAACACCAACTTATGGAGTTGGTAAACCTTGGGATTAAACCTACCAGTTCCTAACTTACCCTTAGCTCCTGATATACCTAGAGTTACTTTAGATACACCTACAGCAAATGTACCTTACTACAAACCAATGGTGGTTCCTCCTAGTGATTTAGAACCGCCAGCGGGAGTAGAAGCTGAATCAACAGATGAAGCACCTACAGGTATAAGAGAAGTAAAGATACCAATACTTAATAGGAAAGTACCTTTACCAGAAAATGAAATATTAATTACTGCATCCACTACAGCAGTAGTTTCTGTAGCAGCCACCCTTACAGCTACGGCAGCCTTTAAATGGGTTGTAACAACAATGAAACCAATATTAAAAACGGCATGGAAAAAGTTAAGCCAGAAGAAGAAAAAGGTTTCCTAAAAAAGCTCAAAGAAAATGTTGATGACCATGACGAACAAATGGCAATACTTGGCGCAACAGTGCGTCTAGGTGTTGTTATTTGGAGTGGATTTATCATTACTTTAAATTATGTTGAGCTGCCCATGGTCAGAAAGCCTTTAGGCGCATCCTCTGATATCACGTTCGTAGCTTCGATTTTTACGGGCGCACTTGCAACTTTCGGGCTGTCCACGGGTAATTCTAAGAAGAACGGAAACGGTAATACAGAAACAAAACCAAAGACATGAAGAAATGGATTCTTCTCTTAGCACTGTTGTCACCCGCAGTAGCGAGAGCAAACACAATAACTCCTCAGTTCACACAAGGGAGTATGACCTCAACGACAACAACTACCCAAACAATTTCAGAAACAATAAACCAAGAAGTATTTGGAGCCGAGGTAAAAACTTGGTCAGGAACAAATATAACTGCATCAGGAGATATTGCAGATACTGCTACAACCTTCAGTTTGA